CTCGACTGCTATAAAAAATTCTATTTCTTCACTTGCACTAAACGGGCCTATTCCTTCAAATGGTATTCTTAACAAAAGATTGTTGTCTGATGTTTCATCAGTTATGCAAATTTCTCTTAGAGTCCTTTGTGTAATATTAGAATCACTTCCTTGAATAGTTATTTTGAAATCAACTACGTTCTCTCCCGATTTTACCGATGAAATAGATACGCCATGTGCCGCACCGGAACCTCCCAATAAAGGAACATCTAAAGTAGTTTGAGAAGGACTTGAGCCATCCCCACCTGTTCCTACATTTCCTCTAGTAAAAGTGCTAACTAAATGTTGTGCTAAAATAGACTTTGCTGCATCTGTAATCATAATTGTTCCTCCAACAAATCAGAATAGACAATAGTAGTGCCTGCCGTGAATCCCATTGTAGCGGCAGCAGTATTTAACGGTGTGGAGAAACCTAATGTAAACGCAGTGCCACTTGTTGTTCTCTTTCTTACCTTAATTCTAATCGGCTTGATTTTAATTTCTTCAAAGAAATCAGATGATTTACTTGGCTCCTTGAAGGTTTTAGTTCTTCTTAATCCTCTAATATTTTTATTTTCTAGAAGCAATTCACCAAATCTATCTTCTAAGCCCTTATTATTTTCTCCTAATTTTAGTTTAGTCAATCCTGTTATAGAATATTCTTTTTCGACTATAATAAATTCGCCACGTCTTTTGTTTGTTTCTGCTAATAAGAATGAGCCTTCTAATTCTATTACATCACCCGGCTTCAAAACAAATAGTCCTCTTCCACTGACTTCAACTTCAATTGTTTCTCCTATTTTACTATGCACTTTTAGTAAATTACTTGCTCTTATATCGGCTTCTTCTTGAGTATATATGTCTTCATCTGTAATTTCTAAAGTCTTTTTGCCATTTTCCTTTATGCTTCTAATATCTTTACGAACAGATTTTATGTTTCTTCCATACACAATAACTTCATTAAAACTGTCAAATAATTTTTTTCCGTTTTTTACACTTCTGATATTATATTTTGAGTCTCTATCAGAAATTTTTATTTTAGGTCTATTTAGTGCTGAATTGTTATCTCTAAGAATAAATTTTTTGTCATATGATATTCTTCTATCTTTTCGGCTAAGTAATGAATTTGCAGCAGTTAATAAACTAACTCCCCTAAACTCAGGAGAAACAAACACAGGATATTCCGTTAAATTTTGTTTGGTGAATTCTAATCCTTCATCTTCAAATATATCATTAAGTAAGTCATCAGTCTCAAAACAAACATTTGCACCGCAACCTATTGTTGCGATATCATAATCACCTTTTATATTTTCAAGTATTTTTAATGAAAATATTTCTCCTATTGAAACTGCTCCAACCATCTCTGCCATTTTAGTAAATGTTAATTGATGAGTATTGAAACTAGAAATAGAAACTACGTTAATATCAGTTTTTAATTTATTTTCGCCATCTGTCATTCCCGCAGTAAAATTATCTCCATTGTCTAGTAGGCCGCTAATATCAGTTTGATTTCTATATACTAAGTGCGAACCACTGCCTTTATTGCTTGGGTCGGCAATAATATACATTGATAATACTCCTTCACCGTGACCTGTATTTTCATAAGTTTTACTACCATTTCCTCTATCTTCAGTTTCTGTTTTCGGTCCTTTCGTATTTCTGTATTTATAGGATTTGATTTCAGAGTAACATTCCTCATCATATGGCTTCTTTGTAAATGTTGGTGACAAACAGTATGTCTTGATAGTCTTAGGACTAAAATTATAAAATGTATTTTCTGCAACTCTCATGATTTTATACGCACTACTAACAGATGCAGCATTATCTATTACTATTTCGTGCCTAGTATCAGTAGCCGTTCTTGTGATTGTATGTGAAATAACATAATGTATTCTTTGTGGGATGGATTCACCCGTTCCTCTTAATGATTTTTCACCTGCTGCTGAATCAGTGCTTTCAAAATCATCTTCGTTACTAGCGTTTTGTCCATAAGCCTTTCCACTAAAACTAACTAGATAACAGCCTGTTAGATTAGGCGCAAAATTAAGCCATATGTTTTTAAGTTGGCCTCCCGAACCATCAGGATTAACTGTAAATGAGTATTTTTTACAGTTAGTGCTATCTCCCACTGCTTTTACAGTATGAGAACCTGTAAACATATTAGTTCCATCCTGCGTTGTAAATAATAAATACGGTTTGAATAACATGTATGCTCCATCTGCTTGAAATGGTGTTTCCCCGTCTTTGGAAACCTTACCACTTCCTGTATAATGAGCGAACCCTTGTTGCGATTTTCTTCCTAGCATTAATTTATGAGGGTGTGTAGCACTTACATTACTTTCAGCATGAAAGTTATTTAGTAAAGGAGCATGGTCAACAATCATTGAAGAAGTCATACCTGCACTAACAGAGGCTTGCCCTCCATCTTCAATATCATATCTATCTAAAAATACAGGAAGTGTTTGGGCGTATGTATTTCTTTCTTGTAACCTAGATATTGACTTAAGCACTTCAGACTTGTGAGTATTTCCATCTGTGCGAATTAAAGATTCATCTCCGACTTCAGCATATTGAACATTTCTCATAGGATTGATGGCTTTTCCACTTGCGGTTGCGGTTTGTAATTTATCAAACAAAAATAATCTTTCCATAACAACAGTGCTACTGCTATACGTCTGACTTGTTGTTCTTCCTAAATAATGACCTGCTTCGGTAAATAGATGATACTGTTCATTTGCCGTCAAAACAGGAGTTCCTGTTAAAACTAAATTTACATTATTACCATTGTTTACTGCTTGTCCGGTATCAATTTTTAGTTGCGTTCCCCCGCTATCCACTAAATTAGCCCTTGTTGGTAACGATGTTGGAACACTAAATACAGGCGGTAAAGCAATATCAAATAATTCGGCTTCTGCCGACGCTATGTTATCAGTAAGACTAAAAGTATGGGCCGTTGTTGCCGACCCGCCTGTTATATTATTCGGCAAAAAGTCTTCATGATACTCATCATCATCATCTTCAGCATATCCATCCATACCATTTCTTCTTCCAAATAACTCATTTTGGAACACTGCTCCTTTTATCATGTGTAAAGGCTGATTAAACATATCAACAAATGTATCTTTGCTACCATGTCCTTGAATATACAAACCCGGAGCATTCGCATCAATAGCATATATTACAGTTAAACTTCCCTTTATGTTATCATCATTAGCATACGGACCTTCTCCGCCCGATGCGGAATCAAAATCAATTGTAGCACCATATGTTTGAGCAAAAGAAGTGCCAATCCAATTTCCGTTATCAGTATAAAATCTATACCCTTTTGAATTGTCTAAATTATTTGGGGCAGCATTCAGTGTTATTGAATCAGCACCGTAGTCTGAACTCGCTAAAGTAACATCTGAACCTCCCGAATCCACAACTTTGAAAAGATTACCCATAGTATTTTCTCGTTGTAAATCAATAGTTTTTTCTTTATCGGGTAAATTTTCAGCATCAACTGAATTAAAATGCCAATCTAATGTCATTTCAACTAATCTTATCATTGTAAATTTTTTAAGATTGTTAATACTAGGTCCACTTAAAATCTGAGCCAATTGTGTTTCATCATCTGTATTAGATATAGATGAGCCTCCCCCTAAAGATTTAGTGTGTGAAGAAGAAACTTCTGATTCGTTTCCATTTCTTTGTAATAAAATACTAAAATCACTTAAGTCTCTAGAACCATAATATAGGCTTGTTTTTCTTAAATCAGATTCCGGTAATAAATCACAGGTAGTAAACAAAAAATTGCGGGAAACTTTAGAATCAAATTGTTGTAAATTTCTTTCCCAATTTCTTTCTCCCCCAACATATTCATTAGACATATATCTTCTTTTAGGAGAAGTATTTCCTGTTAGATAGTAGTCCCAAAAATTAGTTCCTCTTGATGGGAAATTTCCTCTTTTCTCAAACATACCTTGCTTTGCATGTAAATCAGTAAAGTCATCCTTTCGAGAATTAGTTATTGTTGGAACGCTAGTAACATATCCATTTTTAAATCTATAAGCAGAAGCATAGTAATTGGTTTTACTAGATAAATCATAATATGCACCTACTTCCTTTTGATTTGTAGTATTGAGTTTCTTTATTGGATATTCATTAAAGACATTGTAGTTTCCTTTCTCTAAATCTAAGAATCTATAATATGGTGGCCCATATCTAGTTATGTAATCAGTAGTTACCGTTGATGAAAGAGTATCGTGTATGTGGATATTAAAAGGAAGCAATCCCTTTGTGTTACTTATTATAGGACTAGCCTTTTGAATTAAAGAAGAAGGTTTATTGATAAAATACATATCAGTAGTATCTTTATCAGTAAGTGCCCATATTTGGTGACTACTAGAACTTGAAGCACTTATTGTTATTTCTCTATCTAACACCAAATAATGATGAGTTCCGCCCAAATCAGAAACAGACCTAATAAAATAGCCCATAAATGTAAATTCACCTGTGGAAACTTCCTTAACGAATACAGGGTCATTTCTTTTAAAGACTCCATCTATTCCTGCGCCTGTGGTTAAATAGGGTCTGTTTGTAAGATAGTGAGGATAAGATGAACCTGTTATAGTAAGACTTGTATTTGCTAGAGTCATATTATCTGCATCATAAGTATCGTTTTCATCAACCCTTCCTAGATATAGTCCTACTCTTGGTGCTAATTGAAAAACGGTATTTTTATCCTCAGTTTTTTTAGACATAATTACAAAGTCACTCAAGCCGTTTACTACATCGTCTTCCAAATAGTTTCCACTAACGTCATCCTTTAATCTAGATTGAAATGCTCTATCCTTTTTGATATTTGTAATTCCTTCAAAGTTATACCCTATTGCTCCCGTTGTAGTATTTTTTGATGAGCCTGCTAATATTCCGCTTTTTGCACCCGAAGAATCAACAGTTATTCCCCCGTTAAAGAACACTCCTTTGTTTGATGCCCCATGTAATGAACTAACACTTTCTGAATTTTTAGTGCTAGCCTGTAATGCCTTCTTAAAAGTAAATGGTTTTTTATCTTGTATGTATAATGCTGAAGATGAAGCCAATTTAACACAACTTCCAAATTCTAAAGTTAATGTGGTGCTATCATGACCACTTTGTATTATACCTATGAAGTTTTTATTTGTGTCAAATATAGCGTCCCCTACTGATAGTGATGCTATAACTCCACTAATTGATATGCTTGTGCTATTAATATCCTTATCAGACGATACTGTAACAGAAACACCCCCGCTTGTTTCTGCTGCTTTAATATTCTGTAAAGGAGAAATAGATGAATGTATTATATCCTGTGTAAATAAAGTATTTTTATTTATTATAGGAGAAACTAATTTGCGTATATCATCTCTCCCCACTACTTCTATTACGGGTTGACCATTATCAAAATCTTTACTTATTTCCTCAACTGCCCCATTAAATAATTCCAACTCCACTGAACATTTACCAAACGCATAGTCTAAACTTGTAAAAGAGTTTACTGTATTTTCCCTATAATGTGTTTTTTCAGGTTCTAATCTAAAACAACTATGAACCCTATCTCCAAATAAAACTCTTACAGTTCTGCTAGTATAATTTACATCATTAAATAAAACAACTGCATTATTATACCTAGAATCTGTATAAGAAGATAAAGTAACCCCGTTTATTTTATATGTAAAAGAATCAACATCAAGAGGTAAAATGTGGCTTGTTAATGCACTTAATCCTGTGTAAGTAACATCAGTATCTAATTCTAAATTTGTCATCAAAGTTTTTGTTATAGGCGACCACTTTCTTCGATATATTTTATCTCCGGCTGAGAAAGGTGCTGAAGACCTAACCGAAAAAAAAGTTTCACTTTCTAAACGCCATTTATTATTACAAACTACCGTGTGTAAATTACTAGACGGGGCAGAAATACTATCAACGAAACCTATGTAATTACCTATTTTTATTTCTTCATTTTGTCCCCATAATACTCTAGCATCATAATCGCCTTGAGTTTTAAACTTTAGATTAGTGCTTCCGCTAGTAATCGAATCTAAAACCAAATCGGTTTCAAACCAACCACTCAAATTTATTTCTTCTATTTGTTCTCTAATTACTAAATCGTCTTGAACATTATTTTTTAAAGAAAATACATTTTTTATGTCTAATACTTTACATTCTGCAATACCCGATTTATCAGAAAGAGAATTAAAAATAACACTCTCAAATACATTGTTTTCTCTATTTAAAATATTAGGCGAATCTTCATAATGAAGGTAGGTTGTTGGTCCTGTAAAATCATCTAAGGGTGTATTATCATCTGATTGTCTTCTAGCGTTTAATGCCCAAGTATTGTAACTATTAGGATTAGGTGTAATAGAACCCACATCGTAATACAAATTAGTATCTGTCTGATTATCTGCCGTAGGAGTGTCCATTAATTTTCTATTATCTATTATTTCTGCATTTAAAGTAAACTTACTTTTATCTATGACTCTAAATTTTGCGCTTTGCTTAGTAGTAAAGGTTGAAATTGTGTTTAAAGTGATAGAAGTAGTAGTAGTCCCTCTAGCATAACATAATTTGTATTTTGTATTGTGGTCTAGTTGATTCTTTTTATCTAGCCTGTCATTGTAAAAATGAAATAGAGGTTTAGAAACCATAAGATTGTCATTATGTCTTGTATCTGCACTTGCGCCTTTTAACAATAAACCGGCAGTTACGGCAACTACTGAAGTATCAGTTATAGTTGGTCCTCTAAATACAATAAATTTAGTGCCTTTTGGTATTTCATTACCTAACTTAGGAGTAAATTCTAACGCATCACCTAATACATCATCCGTAACTACTTCAGTAATTTTAGCAAAATGATGTTGTTTTATTTCATCAGCATAGATTAAAATAAAGTAATCATAAGTAGTTAAGTCCACTGTGTTGAATTGTTGGCCTTCATTATTTTGTTTTCTAAATGCTTTTACTCTATAACCGGGCGTATTTTCTAAATTTTCATTATAGTTATCATATGTCCCCGTTGTAATTTTTTCCATAGTGGTAGGTGTGCTATTATCGTTTCTTATTTCAGCACATATATATTCGTTGCCGGGAGAAACATTGTATCTAATTACGGGATTAGTAGGGCAGTCATGATTAATATTGTTGCCTGTATCTCCCCAAGTAGTATTTATTCCTGTGCCGCTATGCACACCCTCTTTCATAACATATAATGACATTACAAATCCACCTCTTCAAATGTTAAGAACATTAAATTGTTTTCAGCAGTGGGTTTCAAAACGCCGGAATCAAAAGACGATATCGTTCCTTTTGAATAAGACATTTCATGAAATACGCCATAAAATTGTTTATTACTAACTGCCATGTTAGTGGGTATTCCCGATTGTCTTGGAAAAACATTAGCCCCATTTGCCCCTAAAAATAAATCTTCTGCATCTAATTGAAAATCAGTAGTTTCTGTTCTATCAACTGATTTAATTATTCGCCCGTTGTATAATATGCTGAGAGTCCTTCTTACATTATTGTATGTTACTCCTATATGACACACGTCATTAACATAGGTTGCTTCTTTTAGTGCTTCTCTATATATGCGTTGACTATTAAGAGAAGAAGGAGTCTTACTCAATGTAACCGTTGTTCCGCTTAAATTAGTAATTCTTCCTATATTTACTGAATTAAATCCATTTCTAGTAAACAGTAATTCTCCTAAATTATACACACTAGAGGCGGGTGAAAATCCCGAAGTAAATGTATTACCTCCACCATGAGCCGAACTTCCTAAAGACTCTATAGATTTATGAGTTAATCTTCCATCCGTATTGAATATACCCAAAGAATCTGATAGTGTAATAGGTTGAGTTACTGAAGGATTAATTATTGTGTCGCTAGTTAAAGTAGTTGTAGTTGAACCTGTTGTTAATTCAACTTTAATTTTATATGTGGCGGGATTATTGTAATTCAAAGTATCAGTATAATTTGAACCTGTGGTATAAGAATCATTTACTAAGAAAATTTTCAATTTAGTGCTATGAAATATAGTCATTTCATGACCCGCACCCACATAACTCTTCACGGAAAAGTGACCTGCATTAGGCATGGTCTTCTTTGAAGTAGTGACATCCAAACCGCTACCATTTGTTTCATAAGGAGTAATTAAAGCATCAAATGTAAATGAACCTTGATGACCCCATATTCCGTAAGGTTGGTCTGTTGTTGTTAAAGAATCACCTTCAATATCCGGTATATTATCGGAGTAATCTATTTTAACACAACCATTACACATTATAGGAAACACTAATCCTTTTTTATTTCCTATTGTTAATGTCTGCATATTATCACACCGTAAATGCTATTTCAAATTCTAAAGTAAAACTTATGCTACTTGGGTCTGCCGCAGCAAAATCTGTTGAAAAACTTCTAACAAATCCTTTTAGTCCCGTAGCGGTTTGTGAATCAGGAAAATCAGTAACTAATAAAATAGCACCTTGATTATCTAAAGTATTATCATATCCTCTAGCAGCATATGTAAATGGAATTAAATTAGAAGACCTATCCGAGTTTCTATATTGATATCTGCTATTCACTTTAGAGTCCATCAGAAAAATCAACTCATTCATATTTTGCATATCTTGAAATGTAGTCCCATCTGTATTAGAGTGTATTAATTGAGCAACTTCTTCCTTTGTCATATCTATTGTTAATACCTCATCCACAAGTTGAGGATTCATGTCACTTTCAGCAAATGTTCCTGCTGCTCTTGAAGCAGTAGGCGTATTTTCTGAGGCATCATAAAACTCCGGTCCTGTATCGTCAAATTTTCTTTTGATAGTTTGGTCAACTATAATTCCTGTAACGGAAACAGTCTTACTAGCCATACCTAAATTTAACGCCACTGTTCTAGATTCACCACTAAACATACCGGATAAAGGAACGTCAAAAGATGGAACTGTCTTAGTGGTTGATACACTAATGCTTTCTGCTTTTAGTGCAACAGTATTTATTCCTAAGTTATCACTATCATAAGAACCTAGTTTTAGATATACATAGTGCGTTCCATCTGCCGTCATATAATCACCTGCTCATGCTTGAAGATGTGTTTCTATTAATTTCTCTATTGATAATGTTCGCAACCTTTTGGGCTATCTTTCTTATTTCTCCGTCGCTAGTGCCACTTGCATTTACTGTTACATTGATGACATTACCGCCGCCCCTATTTTGATTCACCATTTTTTGCGAATCTTCATTACTATGAACTCTAGAACCCTTTGGAAGACTGACTATTTCCGGCCCTTTCTCTCCAACAACCTGTAATGGAGTAGTTACAGGACCACCTTCAGCAAGGAAATCAAAATATTTAGCGATAGCATAGATAATATATCCTGCTAAAGCCATCATGTATGCAGGAGTCCCTTTCAATTTATCTATGTAACTCCATGCTACCCATAAACCAAGAAAAATACCAAATAATGCTAGTGCTTTTGCTACATTTTTACTTGCCCAATTAAATCCGGCAGTGAATAATTCGTTTGCTAAAGATAATGCTAAACCAAGCGAGGCCGTCAATAGAATACCAAGACCGGTTGCTACTGTTAAGGCAAGAGTCCCCATAAACATTAAACCATGCATAAGAATTTTTTCTAAGTCGCCTTTCATTAACGCATTAATAAATTCAATAAACTGTTCATACATTTCCACTATTACTGTTCCAAAAAAATCTCGGAGTGTTTCTATTATAGGATAAATAGCGTCATATGCATCTTCAAGATACGGCTTAATGAAATTAAATACTGCCATCGCTATGCCTATAAATAGAGTAGCCATAAAGATAAATTTCAATGCAAGTCCTGTAAATTTAACAACTGAGAACAATCCCTGCCCTACTGCTTTAAATCCTTCAGCAAAAATGTTCTTATGTATTTTTAACTGCTTAATTTGTTTTTCAGCATTATCTCTTACTTCATTAGCAGCCTCTTCATTTTTTATTGCATAATCTAATTGACTTTCTAGTATTCTTCTTCTTTTTTGAAAATCTTCTTGGCTTTCTTGAACAGTAATTTCAAATGTTTTATTACTCTGAATCTGCCTTTGCATTTCTTCTTCAAATCTATATGCATCAGTTAATTGCTTTTGCATATCTTCTATTCTTTTAGCAAACTTTGCAGGGGATTCTCCTGCAAGTGCCTTTCCTCCTTTTCTCTTCTTTGACGATTTTTTTGGGCCTGCTGCCTTCGCCTTTTCTAATTTCTTTTCCAATTCTTCTCTTGCTTTCAGTGCGTCTTCTTGTTGTTTATAGAAAACTTGCATTTCGGATGCGGCTCTTTGTTGTGTTTTAATTAAGTTTTTTGGACCTTGTTCTTGTAACTCTTGTAATTGTCTTTCTCTATGTATTCTTTCCTCTGTTGCTACCTTTACTTGATGAACAAGCCCGTCTTCTTGGAGCATCAATTCTTTTAATTCTTTTCTTTTTTGTCTTCTCATAACTGCTTCTTCTCGAGTATAACCTAAAGTGGTTTTATATCCTCTAATTAAAGTAGTGAATATATTGTTTTGAACTTCAGCATCTTCTCCCGACTTTCCCGAAACTGCAAGCATGGCTTGATTTACTGCTAGAATAGATGTCGAAAATTTATTTACTAATCGGAAAGCACCCGGAGGGAGAAAACCATATACAATTTTTCTAGCGGTTTTTGCTCTTAAGCCGAAAACTTTAGTTTCATCTGAGGTTGAAGTTAAAACATCATAAAACCTTGCCATCTTTTTACTAGCAAATTCAGTGTTATCAGCAGATTGAATCACTGCCTTAGCATTTTTCTTTTCGGCTTTTTCATTTAATTTCTTAAGTTTAGTTTGACGTTCCTCTAATTTATTGAGGCCTTCCATCGCTTTAATCTGCTTTTCAAGAGCAATAGTCAATTTGTTAATTGATTCCTCCATCTGCGCGATTTTACCCATAAACATCACTTTACCTTTTTAGTAGCCTTGTCAATTTCTTCTGCTTCTAATTTTTTGTATTCCATATGTATATTTAACATATCCGATACTAATGATGCGGGCATCCTATACACTTCTAACGGGCTTATGTGAAAAGCCTGTGCTATTGTATAAACGATAAATTTGGAGGTATCTTCCGGTTCTATTTTACCGGTTCTAACGGCCCTCCTTATTCTTCGTTTTTTTCCTTGTCCTCCCCGATATCTAGAGGATTAGGAAGTATTTCTTTTAATTGGTTTCCTACGAATGGAGACAATTTTAGCATATCAATTGCTGATAAGTTTGGTTCAGTTTTAACAATAAAGTTTTCCATCATGTATTTGAACATGGCATTCATGTCCATTTTCATGTCTTGGCTCTTTACATCAATCTTCATTAAAGAATTTATGGCTTTATCAACTTCAAGCCATGTAGGTTCTTTAATCCATACCTTAAGGTATTCATCACTTTCGGGTGCTACTTTAACATAATGTAGCACGGGTTCTGCTAGCGCAAATAGCGCATTCTTATCTGTTACAATTTTTCTCTCTAACATTTTCTCCACCTTCTAACCAACAAACAAACAAACGGTGTTGGTGGAATATTATTCTGTTTTAGATTTAGGGGTTTCCTTTTTTTCTTCTTTAACGGCTTTCTTTTCAGCCTTGATTTCTTTCTTAGTCTTATTGCGAGCAATAATTCTTGCTCTCTTTGCATACTTATCCAAATCAATCACCCCTGTAAAATCCAATGTGTTTTAACTTTGCATAGGCTTAGGTTTCTAGGCATAACTGTTGCTTCAACAACAATTGGTCCTTTGTCTTCCTGTATTGGGAAATTATTAGCCGAGATAAAGTAATCTGTAAAGTTTAGAGTAATACTTTCTCCATCAGGCTTTGTAAATACTAACTCAATAGTCTGTGTTTGATTCTCATCATCATTTCTAAGAGCATTATACAGTGCATTATCAGTAACGTGACCTGTAAATTGAATCTCATATGTTCTTTGTGCCGGAAGAGAAACCTGCACTTCTTTAGATGCAACTCCTAAGAATCTTCTATCTTGTAAAGTATTATTCATTGTCAATGTCAAAGTATTTATCTTTAAGAAAGTTTGACCTAATACCTTGAATGTTCCATCAGAAAAGAAGAACGGCTCTCTAAATTCTTGTGCTGAGTTAGCAGTATTCGTTGAACCATCTTCAAAGTTAAAGAATTCTTTTTCATCTGTTACACCTCTTCGAGCATCATACTTCTCATCCTGTTGTAATTGATGAACATTTCTAGTATTCAAACTCATGGTCATCTTAACTTCTTCATTTTCATTAGCAGTCATAGTTAAAGTATTAACTCGGCAACCCCTTGCTATTTGAACGAAGTTTAGGTCTTCATCAGCAGAAGCATTATTTGTTCTATAAATATTAGTCCCTGTTAATTTAGAATGATTGTATTCTAAAGCAAAAGAAGGTAACAGGTCACTGTTTTGTTCTTCAAATGTGTATTCAATATGTCTTGTAATATTTCCGCTTGAAATAGCAGGTCTATTTAATTTCTTAACATCATTTTGAGTCTCAACCTGTTGGGGGTTTAAAGGAGGACAAATATCGTTTCCAATAACTCTATAAAAAATCGGTCCTGTTTCAACAAAACCATTAATTAAATTCTGTCCTGTTGGAATAGCAACCGGTGGGTCAGCATCATTCAAAGCCTCAATTAAAACAACATTGGCATCCCCGGATTCAAATCTTGTTGAAGGGCTTGTCGCAGTCGCTAAAGTGCAAGTCAATTCTGTGCATTTACCTAAGAAATAATACAACCATGCACCATGATTCGCTACTATGTTTAAATCAGCAGTGCCAAAATTAGTAATTCCTTTGTATTGATAAGTATAGTTTCTTGAACCGCCTAGACTTAGATTTACTTGTTTCATTTCGGGTTCAACAGTAGGAAATGTTGCACTTTCAAGAATACCTAGCCATTGGTCAGAAAGCAGTTTTTTTACATCATTATCAATGCTATCAAAAGGTGCAGGAACAGGTGCGCCATATGACTTGATAACGAAGTAATCTGTTGAGGCAGGTGTAACTGTATCTGTAATAGTTACACTATCAGCATTATTAGATTTAATTATATGAGAAGAAGCAAGACTTCCGCCCGTAGTATATCTTTCTAGAGTGCATCCGATATAAAGGTCATTTAATAATTTAAAATTAGCAGTAAATCCTGTTGCTGCTTGAATAACACTTACAGTTTCACTACCTGTAAATGCACTTCCTCCGTCTTGAACTCCTACTCCTAAATACAAATCACATTCCGGTATGAATGTTAAACTTGTTCCTGCTCCCAAAAATATCTCTTCATTTGCCATATTAAACTCCCCCTTCCTACTAACTTACTAGGGAATACTTCGTGCGAATCTTTTTGCTTCTGTTGTGACTTTATATCCGAATAAACGTTTTGCTCTATCATTACTTTCTGTTCTGCTTCCTAAAAATAATTGGTCAAATTTAGAACCATCACTTGCAGTATAGCCTTTCCGCTTACTCTCAATTACACGACGAAGTATCAAGTATATAGCCCTTAGCCTATCTTTGCCATAAGAGGCATCTATTCCGCCTCTTTCGTCATGTAATACTCTAATATGAATAGTAAATGTATAACTCTCATTTCTTATATCGTAATGAATAGTATTGTATTCTATGTTTTGACTATCTTCAAAAACAACAATTGTAGCAGGTGAACGACTTAAATCAACTCTAACTCCCTTGTGTTTAGTAGTATTTCTAACATCTAAAAAGTCCGGGGTAACTGCATGACTAGCAGAAATAGTTCCTGCACTAACTAAAGCCGTAGCATTACTACTCCAATTATTAGACAATAAATCTAAGAGTAAACTGACTTCATCCATGTTTCTATTCCCTCGATTATTGCTTTTTCATAGGCTTCTTCTGCAAATTGTAAAACTTCTTCATCACTAAATGAAATGTCATATCCTAATATTTCTGATAATTCCTGTAACGCTAGTTGTCTCTCTTTTTGAATTGATAATAATTCATTAAACAATTGTAAATTTACTTTCATACTAACCGAGGAAATATACTAAGTCTCCCTTCCCCTTGAGAATATCCATAGCCTCTTGCTTTAAAATATCATACTTTTCTTTAGTTGTAATATTAGCACCTGTTTCAGCAATTAATACACTTTGGTCATCATGTCTTAGTATTTCTGCTGCTGCTAATTTAGTTGCTGCTTCATGTATAGCAGCAGGGACTCTCCCATTACCTGCTAGATAAGTAACTATTACTGAATTCTTTTCATGGTAAGGATAGTCTCTTAAGAAGAATATTCTTCCTTCTGATTTGATAGTCCAATAGGAACCTAGCCTTCTTAGGTCTTCTTTATCAGTAAAGTTAGTTAAATCACAAACTGTTGGTATTTTGTCATCAGTTGTAAATGTAGCAGTTCCCGAACCTGTATTTGTTGCTGATGCAGACATAGTAACATTAGTCGAATCAACAATAGCAGTAATTGTAGTTCCACTAGGAATATGATTACCTTGTTCTGCTATTTCCATACCTACAATTAATTTAGACGAATCCGCCACAACAAGATTAGTGCTGCCGTTTGTATGTGTTACTGATTGTTTTATGGTTGCTTTGAGAACACATTCTGCCCCGTCATCACCGGAAAGTAGGGATGAAATGAGGACTCTCTTGCCGTTTGCTCTGTCCTTTGCAGCATAGAAAAAATCAGAAATTGACAAACTATTCGGTGTTGATGACAATGATTTCAAAGCCGTAGCACCTGTAAAGTTAGATGTGCTAGACGGAAATTGTTCATTAACTAGAGAGACTATTTCATCATTCGTAGTTTTAATTCCAAACGTGTTACAGAATTCATCATTTCCTAAATCGGAAATGTTATTCTCAGCAACCATTTCAAATGAATCTCCGCTATTAGGTAATTCTAAAATTATAGAATTTAAATCTCTAAAGTTTTCTTGAAGTAGTATCTTGGCTTGTGCCGATGCTAATTCTTCATATTCGCTACCTTGCCAAACTTGTAAAGATATTACCTTTCTCAATCTTAGTTGGGATAGTTGAATAAAACCAACATATCCTCCATAATAAGAATGCATTGGTAGTGTCTTGAATTGAAAATCATGGAATTCATTCTTAGTAATAATAGGCCTAAAAGAACGCTTTACTTTATCATCAATAAGTCCCTCGACTCTTTTGATAATTGCACCGACTTGTGCTAAAGTAGGATAAGTAGTGCTAGCAGTAAAAACAGGAACCTGTAATAGATTAGCAACTTCAGTTGCATTAGTATAGAATCCTCTTCCGTCTGTATAACTAGGATTTATTTCTGTAAAATCACTTGGCGATACTGTTACTGACATTATTCAAGTCCTCCTATTAGTCTCTTAATTTTTCTAATGACTTTTCTATATCCACCAATTGTTCTATTTAATTCCCTATTTCTTCTAGGCCTAAGTTGAACTGAAGGTATTTCATATGCCTGCATAAGATAGCCTTTAATTGAGATATTAGTATCTTTGAATGATTCATTTATTTCGTCTATTGGAACTTGTCCTGTTTTATAAGTTATTTTTCCAAACTCGGAAGTGATATCTTCTCCGGTATTTGCATCCAATACTTCTTTTGCCCCTTCTCTTTTAATTCTAGCAATATCTTCTGCTTGTGTTTCTCGGTAAACTCTTTCGTATTCTTGTTTTTTCTTGGGGGAGAGTTTATCGTATTCCTTATCAGTAATTTGTTTTACTTCAATTCTTTGATATTCTTCCTTTTCCTCAGAAGAGAGTTTATCATATTCTCTGTTAGTAATTCGCACACCTTCTCCGTTTTTCCAACCCTCTTTGGTTTTCCAACCTTCGCTTACTTCATAGACATCTGCATCTTCATCTGTTATTCCTTGTTCAAATGCGTCTTTCATACTAGAATATAATTCCTTAGTTTTGCCCTTTTTGACTTTAAAAGTGACATATACTCTTATTCCCATAACTCTATTATATTCTTTAAGTAAATCAGAATCCTTTGCTTCCTTCTTTACCATTTCAGTAATCTTTTTTACTAAAGTTTCGATTTGGTCATCATTCTCATATGACATGGAAATAGGAGTGCTTTCACCACCTTTTATTGTATATTCAATTGGCTCATCAACTTCTTCCCATTTTTTATTGAAATTGTTGTATTTATAATTTAATTTAGCCTTATTTTTTCCTTGCGCTACTTCTTCAAAAGCGGCTGCAATAAAGCCATCAACAGGATATGCTATGGTGGTAGCAGGTATTCCTACAGCAGTCTCATATTCTTCGTAAGTTAATTTTCTTTCAATTAGTTTTCTTTTATATTTATCTTTTTCTTTGTTAGATAATTTATCATAATCTTCATTACTAATTGTTATACTATTATTTTTCTTACTTATCCACATTGTTTCATCTTCTTCTTGCTCAATAAAACCATCAAAAACATCGCTAACTTTTTTGTTCTCTGATTTGGCTTGCTTTTCTGCGCCGTCATATTCTTTAGAATATTTATCAAACATTTCTTTAATTCTTCTATTTTTTTCGCTTTCGGAAACCTTCTCTCTTTCTCCTGCCATTTGACCTAGTTTACCCATTTCAAAAACTTTGGTTTGAATCGTTCTTTTAGATAATTCATCATTCAATTCTTCTATGAAATCTTCATCTAAACTGAGGTCATATCTCTCTAATGTATCTTCTAATAAATCGAAAGATTGATTTTTAGCCACAGGCTTTACTATATTACCTGACATATTAGATAATACAGATGCTCTTTTTTTGCTTATATCTTCTAATTCATCAGTTAAAGGTCTATCCGAACCTAATTGATTTGGATAGTCAATAATTAAATGTGCTTTATCTTTCAGATTTTTATCCGTCAAAACACTTGTTCCTGTATTTATTTTACCGGTAGGTTCTCCGCCTCTTGTTGATTCTTCTAAAACCAATTCATAATCAAACTTAGGAGAGCGAACAATTTTATCAATTTCTTCTTCGCTTAGTTTCTTTTCTAAGTTTTCTTCTTGGCTTCTTAGATAATTTAATCCCTTAAGTCTTCTAATAACTTCGGGTTTCATTAAATCTTTTAATTTTTTATTTTCAATATATTTTTTATTGGCTTCGTTTTCAACTTGAACATCCTTTGTTTCAAATACATCAACTTCTTTGCCATCAACTTCTTTTGTTCCTGTTTTTGTTGTTTTAGAAGTTCTTCTTCTTTTGATAAAATTACTCCATCCGGGTGATTTTTTTAGCCATTCTGATAAGTCTTCATCAAGGACTTCGCCTATTACTTGTTTTAAAACCGAGGAAAACTCATCCATTTCTTCATCATCATCTTCTAAAGCATATTGAACTGCTAAAATTTTCTTATAGAAAGTGTCATCACTTGGATTACTTAATGCATTTCTAAATTCTATTTTGAAATCGTCTTTGGTTGATGTATCTTCAGTATCAACATAATTGTCTCCCCATAAAAAATCAACCATTTAGGCTCACCTCACATTAACCATTTAGCCCATGCAGCACCTTTTTGTATCGCTGAACCTAAACCTAAGCCTGC